AACAATGGCATCGACGCCAGCATGGCCGCCGAATTCTGTGCCCCATAGAAGAGCTCCGGCTGGAGCTTGATTCTGACGGACTTTGCTCTTTCCATTCTTTGAAGTCTCGCCGCCCCATTTACGACCGACCTTCTTTGATCCACCGACATCGACGCGAATGAGTCGATCGCGTGGCGTTGAAATTGTCTGTGCCACGAGACGAGTCTGTGGAGCTGGAGCACCGTGCGAATACATAAGAAGCTGACCAGCTAGACGCTTTGACATCATCTGCGCTTGATTGCGAATCTCATCCTGAGAATCTTTTGGTAAAGCTGCAAGAAGCTGGAAGAGTTGCTTCAGCTGATACGGCTCGACTTCGATCGTCACACGACCTTGTCCGCTAGCTGCCATTTCTCTTCTCCAGAATCTCGATTGCCGTGTGTACGTCTTCAGCTGTTTCGAATTCGCTCCGAGACTGACCTGTCGCGATGGCCAGTTCCCAGAGCAATCGATTTAAACTTCCGACGCTGTAGCTTTTGGGCTGGAGTCACCGACTTGAATGTCTGAGACGCCTTCTGCCCATGCTTCGAATGGCTTGACCGGCTTGCCAGCTGCTTCGCGCTTCATAGCGTGATATGCCAGAAAGAGAAGATCCGCGACTCCGATCTTGTCTTGCGCTTGGCTAATGGTGTTGCCAGTCTTCTGCTCCCACTTCATCCACTCCGGCGGAGCGGCTGTGAAAGTAGATTCCTCGCCATTTTGATATTGAATTGTTATTGGTAGTTTCATGCTCCCGATTCCTTATCTCTTAGCTGAATGTTTCTGTTGGTGTTGTTAATACTGTGAATGATAGCGAGACAGTCTGTGCGCTTGGTGCTGCACCGCCGGCGGATGGATATACCGGCAAGACGTTGAATGCGAAGACCGCTCCAGTTGCAGCTGTAAGCGATGCCGCTAGAGCTGTGTTCGGTGCGGATTCAGTAGCTGTCCAGAGAGCTTCGCAGAGTGATCCGGCTGCGCCCCAGTCGCTTAGCATCTCGACGTCAAATGTCCATGTGTCATCGATGTGACGATAGACCTTTCCATCGAGTGTCTGATATGCGTCAATGGTTGGAGAGTTAGACAGAATTGCGGATGTTGCTTGTGCGTCGTAATTTACAGTCGCGATCGTCAAAGTCAGATCGCGTCCGGTGATGACGGTCGTGGCCATAGTTGGTGCTCCTTAGTTCGTTTGAGTGTATCGAGTGGTAACTTCGATTTCGGCTGCCAAGATTTCAGATCCCGAAGCTAAAAGCTGCGGAGTCGGATTCGAGATTGCGCCGATTTCGTATCCAGCCGGCAGAGCGGCCAGAATGCTAATGATGAGCTGCTCGATGTTGTCGAGTGAAGCTGCGTTGGAGTAAGAAGCAACGCCGACAACGATCATCAGATTGACCTTTGTGCGGACTGTGTTCTTTGTAAAGACTTCAATTTCCAGATATGGATTGGATGGGAGCACCGCTGCGAATGGCACGATGGGAGCTTCCGGTACGGTGTCGTAGACGTTGGCTGTAATGGCCGAGATCTGTGTCTTTAATAAGCCGCGGACATCGACGGCGATTGATGACGCTGGCACTATTGCACCATAGTCTCGACGTCGAGATACGGTTGAAGCAAAGCTGAGACTCTATTGAGAAGACTGCGACCCATTCGGTACGGAGTGCCGGTAAAGTCCACGCCCTCGATCTGGCCGCCGGCAGCTGTTCGGCTCTGGAAGATTTCAATGGATACGGCATACATCGCGCTCTCGATTGCGGGAGTCGCTGCGTAAAGTGTCGCTGCACCATATCCGGAAAGAGTGGCTGTGCCGTTAGGAATGATCGGACGAGCTGTGACATTGGCATTCGTAAGAGCTGCCGTAAATTCTAGATCTAAGACGCTGGCGACTGTGAAAGTGCCGGAGAATGGTGCTGGCAATCCAGCAACGACGACCGATTGACCAACGACGAAATTGTGTGCGCGAGATGTGTAGAAGTATGCCACATTTGATTCGAGCTTATATGAATCGACTGCCACTTGATTTTGAGTTAGTAGCGGCAGAATTACATTCTCTGCTGAGTCGATAATTTGCTCTAAATAAGCATCATTGTAGAGAGAAGAGCTCACGCCAAGGACGGATCGCAGCTGTGACGCTGTAATGATTGACGGCATGAGCTCTTCCCTTTCTACTGCTCGGCCGCCTTCGGGAGCGACGACGGCCGATGATTGTTGTGGATTAAGTTAGATTGAATCGTCTCAGACCACCTGCAAAGACGGCTTGCGCTGCAATGTAACCATAAAGTGAAATTTCAATCTCGCCTGTGGTTGGCACATTTGTGGCCAATGTTAAAGCTGGAGATTCGAAAATTTCGATTGAACGTGGCTCGATGATGAATGCTGACTCATCGATTGAAGTGCTGACCATGTTTGGATCGACATAGTAATCGAGTCCGAGCACGTTTCCGCGAATGCTTGTTGGAATTGCAGATCCGGCATTGTTCATAGGATTTCCAGCGTTGTAAATTGGTCGGCCTGTTGTATCTGTTGCGCTGAGCAAAGTGCTCCAGATAGAAGTACCAGATACAAATGACTTAGCTGTGCGCTTTGTCGCTGTATATGCAGCTGGTGATTCTGTTGATACGAATGAGATTAAGCCAGCGGAATCTGCCGCTGTCGCTGTTGCCTGTGTACCGCCGGCTGTAATTTGTGCAATCACATATTGATCGGTTGCCTGTGCATAAGCATCGCGTAAATTTGCGAGCATAATTTCATAGAAGCTTGGATCTGATCTATCGAGAAGCTCCACGCTGTAGCGTTGGAATCCCATTTTTTTGATTACGGTTGCATTTACATATGCAGAAGTGATCGCTGTTGTGCCAGTTGGATCTCCGCCTTCTGCAACTGTGGCCGCAGTGCTGTTCGCCGTAATCTTAGGAATCGACACCGTCATTCCGTAGCTACTAAGCGGACGAGTGCCGCCGCAAGCTTCGATGACCGGACGATCTGAATTTGTATTCTGTGCAACGTCGCGGACATAAGAGACCGGTGAAAAAGCTGGATTTGTTGTGAATGAATCATCCGCAGCTAATACATATTGACGAGAATCTTCGTTGCCGAGCTTTGCTTTGATTGTGTGTTCAAGATATGAGCCACCGGTCGTGATTGGTGAACGTGGCTTTGATGTGAATCCGCCGATTGGCTTTGAGTTGGCTGTAACTGACTGAGCGGCTTCTACCGTCTCCACGGCTGAAGCGTCTGTGACGGTGTTTTCCACTTCGTCTCCTTCTGTTGGTATTACATCCGACTCCACGGTGGAATCAGAATCTTCTGGTGTTTCTTCTTCGCCCTCTGTAGCTGCGACCTCTGAGACTCTTGCAGATCGCACGGCTGGCTCTGTGACAAGTGCGACGCCTGTGAGCTCTCCCATGAGAACGCGCATCGTGCCGTCTTTTTCCATGACATATTCATCCACTGCTAATTCGATGGAGAATCCGTCGCGGAGTCCATCCATGGCCTCAGCGATGGCGTCAGATCCGGCTGTCGTATTCGAGATTTTAAAGCTGGCATCGATTGAATCTTCGTTGAGAGTCATATCGAGAGTCTTGCCAATTGGTCGAGTGCGATCGTGTTCAAGATTGAGCTTGACCGGTGATGGCTTGATCGATCCTTTTGCGAAGATGACTTTGCCGGTTGAAGCATTGGCTGGCTCTTCGAATGCAACGATGCGTCCAGTGATGATTCGAGTTTCCGAATCCGCAGCTGTGATCGTCATTGGTGTAATTAGCTTCATAGCAGCATATCCTCTTCTTCTCTGATTTCTTCAACGCTCATCGCGCCGATTCTGTTGAGTATTTCGTACACTTGCGCGCGCTCGTGTGGGTTGCCGCGCAAGAAGTCATCGAGATCGAATTTCACTTCGTTTCCGAGTGATGTGAAATCTTGAAAAGATAGACGCTGCTCGATTATGCTCATGTAATTTCTAAAAGCGAAATCGACGAGATCGCGCCTTTTGTCTAAGGCGTTGGAGTATGTGAAGCTTGATTGTTGTGAGTCTGTGAAATATGCCGGAATTCCGCAAGCGCGTGAAAGCTCTAAGCTGACATAGTTGCGGCCTTCATTTAATTGAATCGATTTAGGATCGAAGCCCATTGTCTCCATTGATACATCTGCATTCAGATACACGACTGACTTCTTTCGACGTGCGCCGAATGCTGAAAGTAATTTTGCAACGCGATCAGCCGGCAGCGATGTGCCATTGGATTTGAGAATCATCTGTGGAATTGGATCGATAGCGAAATCCATCGCCGCTTTTTCTAGCGCGGCAGCTGCGCGGATTGTGCGACCAGCGCGAGATAGCAATCCTTCATCATTACCGGCGAATACGACTAGCTCATTTGGGTCGATGTATTGACCATCTACGGTGTAATAGCTGACTTCGTATCCCATGCCGGTCGTTGTAATTGTTACGCGTTCGGCTGCAATTCTTTCCATCGCGCGGATTTTTCCGGTATCTGCATATCTCTCCATAACGCGAGCAAACGCATACGGATGGAAAAAGAGATCGGAAATTATCCAGCTCCAGAATACTGTGCCAGCGATCCGCGGATCGGGTTGATTGATTACGCGCGGCTGTGCAACCTGTTCACCTGTTGCGATATTGCGAGTCTTCATTGGTAGCGAAGCAATTGTCTGCATTACTGAAAGAGCGCGCGCCACTGTTGGCACACTCATAGCTTCTGCGCGAGTAGCTTGCGCAAAGCCGGAGAAAAACATTGAAGACGTTTCTGAATAATACGGAGCAATGCTCGAAGCTTCTACGTCGCTCGTGTTTTCCGGCGCGTTCGTTTTTACCGATGCGAATCTGTCTAATAATCCCATGCGTGAATTCTAAGTCACGCGGTACACCTAACCGACCATGATGTCAAGATCCGACTCTGGCCGTGTCGCAAAGTGTGTGACCAGAGCTGCTCCAACAGCTGCGCAGACTGTAGCTTGCGAAGCTCTGCGACCGATGACCCATCCGCCGTCTCCATAATTTAATCTTGTCGCTGATAGAATCTGCTTGGAGAATTCTGCTTGATTTTTGTGAACGAACCTCTTTGACGTCACACTGCCGAGAAGCTCGTCGCAGCTTTGTGAATACTCACTTCCATCGATGGCCACGACCTTGATTCCGGCTGGCTGTAATCTGGCGGCAATCGCCGAAGACGTGCGCTTTGAATATGCCACGCATTCCGTCGGATACATCCGAGTGTATGGCGCGATGTCATTGGCCACAGCTAGATCGTCCAGATTGATTGGATTTTGCCATGTGTGCAGAAGCTTGACAAAGAATTTGTCGTCGCCAATTTTTTGAGCGGCCACGAGAGCAGCTGCGCGTCTATCCGGTGCGCAGTCGATTGCCATCCATGTCTGCTTCTCCGGATCGAGATCGATTGTCTCATCCGAGCACTCATTCCATTCTTGCGATGGGATTGCGCTGGATATTGTTGCAACCCATCGGCAGAGCACTTCAGTGCGCACGACGTCCGGTGGATCATTGAGCACAGCTTTGAGATTGTCGATGTGTATTGTGTGGCCGAGTGCTGGATTCGCAGATCGCCATCCATCGACGTTGGAGATGTCATCTGTGTGCGATGACCATTCAGTGTAAAGAATGTCATCTGCTCCGCCTGCAGCTGCGACCATGCCGCGCTCGCGCAATTGGTTGAGAATTACAGAATGTTGATCGCCGGCATTCGAATACGTCCAGAGCTGCGGAGCTTCCGCGGCCATCATGGTATATCGAAGCGATGCCCATGTGGATTCATCTTTGAGCTCGCGAGTCTCATCGATGTGCACGAGCTCCGGCTTTGAAATACCACGCGCCGCCGATGCTCCAGCTTTGACCATGTACCGGCCGCCGCCATGTTCGGCCAAAAGTTCGATCTCTTCTGATCCGTGAGCCCATCGAATGCGCTTAACCTTTTTTGCAAGCTCATCATTCTCTTCAATAATGTTCACGAGATCGCGGAATGTTTCCAGAGAAGTCGTGAGCCGGTGAGCTGTGCCGATCTGTAGCTTCTTTTGGTAAAGAAAAAGATTCGCCAAGATTTGAGACTTCATAAGTGTCGTCTTGCCATTCTGTCGAGCTACGACAATGCAGACCAATGGATGAGCTGGCCGGCCGTCGGCTTTATATTTTCCGGCTTCGATTGTGACCCACTTTTGCCAGTCGAGCATCTTGATCCCGATGGAATCTGCGAAGTCGATGACTTCTTGGCCGCGAGTTGGTAAATCCAGAAGCTTTGAGTGAATTCTAGGCGTCGGAATGCCATAGAGCGTCTCTGTAGTTCTCTCTTCAACCTGTTGCAGCCGATTTGAGCCTACTACGACCAGCGGCGGTCGTTTCGAGTCGTCTGGAGTCCTAGTCATGCTTTTTCGAGTCGTTTGGTGGTGAAAGAAGACCGCGGGAGAGAGTGGCGCCTCTC